TCGTTCCTTGCAACGAAGGTGACGTTCTTCAACCAGTTGTATGATCTGATCAACCTGTACGGTTGTTCTTATAACATCGTCACACGTGCCGCAGGTCTGGATGACCGCGTCGGTATGGGACACACACGAGTCCCTGGCTTCGACGGCAAACGTGGTTTTGGTGGCGCATGTCTCCCGAAAGATACTGAAGCATTCTTGCGTTTCTCTACACACGAAACTGACGATGGTGAAGTGTCGATGGATTTACTTGAAAAAGTTCTTGACATCAATGCCCGTTATCGTGTACAGTATGACCTTGATGAACGTGAAAAAGTCAACAACATTACTTTCGTAGATTTCGGAGACAAAAATGTCGATAATGGACAAATTGAAGAAGAACAGCAAGATCAAGGAAACGGAGACGTTATCCCAGAGTAAGTTCTTCACTGAGAAAGATATGGTACCAACCGACGTTCCAATGGTGAACGTCGCGTTGTCTGGTTCCGTAAATGGTGGGGTAACCCCAGGCCTGACAGTTCTTGCAGGCCCCTCTAAACACTTCAAGACATCGTTCGCCTTACTCATGGCGGGTGCGTACTTGAACAAAAAACCTGATGCAGTCATGCTGTTCTATGATTCGGAGTTCGGTTCTCCGCAGTCATACTTCGAGCAGTTTGGTATCGATACCAACCGTGTACTGCACACACCTATTGCTAACGTCGAGGAACTCAAGTTCGATCTGGTCAACCAGTTAGAAGAACTCGACCGTAGTGATGAGGTGATCATCGTTATCGATTCAATCGGTAACCTTGCGTCTAAGAAAGAACTGGAAGACGCACTGAACGAGAAAGGCGTTGCGGATATGTCCCGTGCGAAGTCTCTCAAAGGTCTATTCCGTATGGTCACACCATACTTGACCATGAAAGACATTCCTTTGCTCGCTATCAACCACACCTACAAAGAGATTGGTTTGTTTCCAAAAGATGTTGTCGGTGGTGGTACAGGCATCTACTACTCTGCTGATAACATCTGGATTCTGGGTCGTCAACAGGAAAAACAAGGGACTGAGGTAGTCGGATATAACTTTGTAATTAACGTGGAGAAATCTCGATATGTTAAAGAAAAGTCTAAGATCCCTATTGGAGTTTCTTGGGAAGGTGGTGTCCAGCGATACAGTGGTCTACTTGATGTTGCTCTTGCTGGTGGTTATGTTTCTAAACCAAGTAACGGATGGTATCAACGAGTGGACACCAATACAGGTGAACTGGTTGGAACCAAAGTAAGAACCAAAGATACTCTGAACGGTGAGTTCTGGGAACCTATCTTTGAGACAACGGACTTTGAATCTTTCCTTGAAAAGACCTACAAAATAGGTTATAATAGTGCGATTAATGCAGAGACCATTGTCGAGGAGGCAGTGTGAGAGAATTAGATTTAGATAAACCAAGCGAGGACATCGATTTCCAGATGCGCCCCGCTGTTGATGAAGACGGTACGCAGACGTGGGAGATTCTTATCCTACGTGCACCGTTTGATTCGTCAGTCATTCGTTTTAAAAACATCGCATTGAACGGTGAGGGTGAAGATGCGAACCTGTCATTTAACTTCGTAGTGGTCGAGACATCTGACCCTGATGTGGTGAATACAGAAAATGTTGAGTTGCAAGAATTCGCGGCAGACGTACTCAAGGATGTAATTGAGAAGGCGCTACGTGAAGGATGGTTAAAATCGAGAGAGACAGATGACGACGGAAATCAATCTACAGCAGACGATTCTACGGAATCTACTGACTAACGATTCATATACAAGGAAGGTTGCGGCCTTCCTATCCCCTGATTACTTCGAAGGTGTGTACAAGGGACTCTTCAAAGAGTTCACTGCGTTTATTGCCAAGTACAATAAACTACCCACCATCGAGGCATTCAAGATTGAGGTAGATGAGGCAGACAGACTACCAGAAGAACAGTACCGTCATGCGATGGACATTCTTCCGGACATCTTCTCATTCTCAGAAGAGAACCTTGATTGGTTGGTAGAACGCACTGAGAAGTGGTGTCAAGACCGTGCTGTGTTCAATGCAGTGATGGAGTCTATCTCTATCATCGACGGTAAACACCAGACTCTCAGCAAGAATGCGATCCCTGACGTATTGTCAAAGGCACTGTCTGTATCATTCGATACGAACATCGGTCACGACTACATCATGAACGCAGATCAGCGTTTTGATTTCTACCACTTGGACGAAGAGCGTCTTGAATTCGATCTAGACTACTTTAATCGTATTACCAAGGGGGGACTACCTAACAAGACTCTAAACATCGCTCTGGCGGGTACAGGAGTCGGTAAGTCACTATTCATGTGTCACTGCGCTGCGGCTGCATTGTCACAGAGTAAAAACGTTCTGTACATCACTATGGAGATGTCCGAAGAACGTATCGCGGAACGTATTGACGCGAACCTACTGAATGTTCCTATCGATCAGTTGGAACACCTCAGTAAAGATATGTTTAACCAGAAGGTACATAACATTGCACACGGTACCGATGGCAAGTTGATCATCAAAGAATATCCTACTGGTAGTGCACACGCGAATCACTTCCGTGCATTGCTGAACGAACTGAAACTAAAAAAACAGTTTGTACCGGACATCATCTTTATTGACTACCTGAACATCTGTGCAAGTGCGCGTATGAAAGGAATGGGCGGTGCTATTAATTCGTATAGTTATATCAAGTCGATTGCTGAAGAGTTACGCGGACTCGCGGTTGAGTTCGACGTGCCGGTCGTGTCTGCAACACAGACGACGCGTTCTGGTTACACTAATGACGATTTGGGGCTTGAAGACACGTCCGAATCTTTTGGACTACCCGCAACCGCCGACCTCATGTTCGCACTTATCGTGAACGATGAATTGAAGGCATCAAATCAAATACTTGTCAAGCAGTTGAAGAACAGGTATAATGATCCAAGTACACACCAGCGTTTCGTAATTGGAGTAGATAGAAGTAAAATGCGTTTGTTTGATGTTGACCAAAACGACTCACCCCTAAATAAAGTAGAAGATAATGGTGCAGCGTTTGATAATTCTGCGTCCGGTCAAAGACTGGCTCAGGAAAGGTTCTCAGATTTCAAACTTTAAGGAGTCCGTCATGGATCCATATCTACACACTTTTATTGCAGTAACTCTTATCGCGATTGCATTTTATGCTGGTAAGTTTTCAGGAATGGCGAAGGGTATTCAACATGCCCTGAACCACCTGATACGTTATGGCGTTTTGACTGAACAGGATATATTAACAGCTAATGAACGACACGAAGAAGATAGAAACAGGTAGTGGATACATCTGTCCTATTGTTGAAGTAGAGGATGGGGAGTTGGCGTTTGAACTCCCTGATGAAATTTTAGAAGCACTTGATTTGAAAATAGGCGACACCCTCTTCTGGGAGCCGCGTATTGACGGAACTTTCCTTCTAAGGAAGGCATAAGTATGAGTGAAGTAAATATTCGCAACTCAGACCTATTGGAAGTCTTGAACGGATTCTCTGATGAGATGCTGAGTAAGCCGTCGTACAACGACGAAAAGTACTGGACGTTTCGTGAGTGGCAGGATATAGGTAAGGGCGAGTTCTATTGTTCTCGTGACTACCTTGATGAATGTCTCTCACGCGACGAACTAGTTGGCCCGCCGGATCGGTATTTCGCACAACCGATTTCGAAAATGGTGCGAGAAGACAAGGAGATGTGGGAAGGGTTTATGCAGAAGGTCAAGTACGACTTTGCGTCGGAACTTGGTGCCCATACTTCTGCATTGCTCTCCTACTATCCGCCCGGCGGCTTTGTTGGTTGGCACACCAACTATGATGCGAACGCGTATCAGATTCTATTCACGTGGTCGGAGACCGGAGACGGTTACTTCCGTTACTACGACAAACAGAAAGATGAGATTGTCACCATTCAGGATGTCCCTGGCTGGCAGTGTCGTCATTTCTATTTTGGTGCGGGTCATGAAGAAGACCTACATTGTTGGCACTCTGCGTATGCGGGATGTCAGCGTATCACACTTGCATATAAGTTTGTGAATGGTGGGAGTGTGGACAACCCCGAAGACGCGCAGGCACGTGCGATGCGCGATTTATTAATTGATGAGATTGAGAGTGAATGATTATGTACGGTGACGGAATGCAGAAAAACATCTACGCCCACACACAGTTTAAGAACACGTATGCGCACGAGGACAAACCTGCTCGTGCACTTTACCTGAACGATATCCCATCCGAAGAGTGGGACTTGGCTTCACAACGTATCAACGATGACCACGACTACAACGAAGTTGGTAGTATCCCACCAGTGCGCACTGACATCGAATACAAGTACAGCGAAGACCGTCTGATCAACGAACTACAGGCGTACGTCGATGGTACGTACAATGAACACTACTCCAAGAACAAGTTTCAGGCAACTGAGTTCATCATCGACGGTGGACATGGTGTCGGGTTTTGTATTGGAAACATCTTGAAGTATGCGCAACGTTACGGTCACAAGGACGGACACAACCGTAAGGACTTGATGAAGGTTCTACACTACGCGTTGATCTCGCTCCATGTCCATGATATGAATGAGACTAAATAAAATCATTTATACTCTACAGGAACTAAGCAATGTTGTTGACTGCTGGTTGCAGCTTCGTATGGGGTGATGAGTTAAACGGATTCGATCAAGATCCACCAACTCATCACGAACTCACATTTACACACCTTCTCGCAGAACGTCTGGATATGCCGTATATTAATATGGGTATCTGCGGTTCTGGTAATGAGAGGATCTTCCGTCACGTCACAGACTATCTACACAACCCTGAGAATGAGAAACCAAAACTCATGGTCATCATGTGGTCTGCATGGCAACGCATGGAGATGGTTGAGTACATGCCTATGAAACGTGAGATGGATATGGGTTGTAACCGACCAGAAGACGCCACACAGTTCTCTCCAGTACGCGTTGACGTTCTTGCAAGTAGACACGCAAGAGGTCTATTAAAACTGCACTTCGAACAATCCTATGACAGTAGAACGGACATCATGCATGGCCTCAGTAAGATGAAGGCGATGGAGGTTATCTGTGATGGTCTAGGTATTCCACTGATACAGGGTGTCTTCCACAACCGCTGTTGGTCTAACGTCCTATCTGTACTGAAGGGTGAGGGTGCACTGGATGACGGTGACATGGTCGAGGGACAACCTCTAGGGGACACTCCAGCGTATCGTGCATGGTTGAAAGATGCAGTGGGTTCTCTCAAATCTACGAGTCGTATCGGTTTGGGTCGCGGTCCATCGATGTACGAGATTGCAAAAAAGATCGACGATGTGAAAGAGTTTGGACACCCAGGCGAGCGAACTCAAGTACTTTTTGCAGAGATGCTAGAGAATACTTACAAAGACATGTTATCTTGACGATTTTATTTGTATAAATAATTACATCAATTCACAAGTCCGTAGAGAGATTTATGTTACGTTTCAGTCAATTTCTAGAAGAGGGTGTTAATGACCCTGCTATCTTCAAGGCAATCTTCCTTGCTGGTGGGCCAGGTTCTGGTAAGTCATTCATCGTCGGTAAGACCGGACTGACTTCTATGGGTTACAAGGTAGTCAACTCTGACGATCAATTCGAACACGCAATGAAGAAAGTTGGTATGGAGATGACTCCAGACAACATCTTCTCACCGAAAGGTCAAGAACTGCGTGGCAAGGCAAAGAAACTAACCGGCAAGAAAGAAGAGCGTTACCTGAAGGGACGCTTAGGTCTTGTCGTGGACGGTACTGGTAAAGATCCAGACAAGATTGCCAAGCAGGCACAGAAGGTCAGAGACTTGGGTTATGATGTTGCGATGATCTTCGTCAACACTGACCTAGACACTGCGCTGAAGCGCAACCAGATGCGCGCTCGTTCCCTTCCTGACGCAGAAGTAACTAAGTACTGGAAAGCGGTACAGGCAAACGTCGGTAAGTTCCAGACTATGTTCGGTAAGGATAAGTTCCTAGTTGTAGATAACTCTGAAGGTAAGAACTACCAACAGGAGACTCTACGTGCGTACAAGGACGCACAGAAGTTCACACGCGGCCCACACAGTTCCAAAGCAAAGCGTTGGATCGAAGTAGAGAAACAGGCTGCAAAACGCGTCAAAGGACGCTAGTAAGGTTTCGTGACCTACAGTGATGATTTTGTCATACAGGGTGACTAAAATTCGTAATTAATATTATAGACAAAGTGACATTCGTTATGTCTATTCCAAGAGAGACCTTCGGGTCTCTTTTTTTTGGCTAAAGCCCTTGACAACTCCCAACTATAGGTGTATACTCTCTTTGTCAAGTGAGAGAGGTATATTATGAATCCATTATTAGAAGTCCTAGAACAGAAATGTAAAGCCCACGATTGGTTTTACAACTACAGTGATGATCATCGTGTATGGCAACGTGGTAAAGACGAACGTCATGTCATCGATGAACTGTTGAAGAAACTCTTCGCAGAAGGTCTCGAAGATCAAGCCATTGAAGTGTTCAACACCAATTCACCAGATATGTTCGAGATCAAGAAATGAGAGAGTTAGTCACTATCATGTCCCTTGCGATTCTATCCTTGGCACTGTACCAGAGAGTTGAAAATGGTGCAGCGCATTGGTTAGTATTGGTACTTGCCATCTATTCGATGTTCCATATCTTCTTAACCCTTTCATACTATGTGCAGGATCGGGAAAAAAGACGTTATAGACTTCGTCCCCAAGATAAATAAACTATGGTAATAGTTATCATAAGTTAAAGTTGTACGGGTCTGTATATGGTATCTGCTGTTCTATCTGTATTGGGTGTGGTTTTCTTCGCGATATTTTTACTCTCTGAAGAGAAGATCAACTTACGTTTTAATAACTCGTATGTTGACCACGTGCGACTTGCAGAACACGATTACATAGAAGGGCCTGACAACGGTATGTCGGGGACTCTCATTGATGGAGAGTTACTCTTCGCGGGAACAAACTCGCATGGTGACCCGACGTACATGAAAGGTCGTGCACGTATCTTCGGCAAGTGTTGTTTCATATGGGGACACATGCACGGTTACAAGAAGTATCCTCAAGGACGTTGGATCGCAGCGTTCGCATGGAGAGGACACAAACAAATCTACTTCGTCACACCCTACTCGATAAAAGAAATGCTCCTTGTTCGCGTTGACTATGAGATTATATGATGAGACTATTCAGTGTTGTAACACTACTTTTGATTTTGATTACAGCCGCGGTGAGAGGTTACGCCGCACCAGAAACTCCTAACCAAGACGTTGTATGTCTTGCCCTTAACATCTACCACGAAGCACGTTCCGAAAGTCTTGCGGGTCAATACGCAGTCGCAGACGTGGTCCTTAATCGTGTAGAGTCTCGTAACTATCCCGACGATGTTTGTTCGGTGGTGTATCAGGCGAGGATGTGGGAGGGTCACCCCGTTCGCGACAAGTGTCAGTTCAGTTGGTACTGTGACGGCAAATCAGACACGCCCAAAGAAACGGATGCGTGGTATCGGTCACTTATGATTGCGGTGAACATCCTTCACCAAAATAAGTTCCGTGGACTGACAGAAGGCGCGACACACTATCACACCAATTACGTCAATCCCAAATGGAACAAGTCGATGGACTTCATCGGTCGCATAGGTGATCACTTGTTCTATTTGGAGACACGATGATTGTTGAATGCCTAGTTTGTCTCGCCTTAGAGACGCAAGAACACTATATACCTAAAGAGAAAAAGGTTGCTCGCATCGCAAGAGAACTGTTCGATAGTTCGTATGGAAAGAAACGATCTATTTTGAAAACACGTAAGATTGTGGTCAACCTAGACAACCGTACAGATTTTGTCATATCTAGTAAGCGCAAAAGATTCTTTACGGTTGTACACTACTTTGATATATGATATAATACTTAAATTATTGACAGGGGGTCAAATGAGCGAAATGGATGTAATACTTGGAATCGCAGCATCATTTGCTGTCACCATTGGTTTGGTCGTCGGCCCTGTTGTTGCAATAAATTTATGGAATCGTTATGTTAAAGGTGAAGGAACTAATGTCAACTCTGGTGCGAAATTTGGTTAAGCGGAGAAAACGTAAGTTAGAAATCAAGAGGTACACACAGTCCAAGGAACGTGAGAATGCAAGATGCGTTTGGGACTTAGAAAACGAAGGTTAGCGGTATGGAAAGTGTCAGTAGTAGTTTGCCCGTAGGGATTGTAAACGAGTATATCGGTGTCGAAGGAAAGGCATATATACTATTCGATCACATGGGTATGTTGATTGGGACTTATGCTAACGGAGATCGTGCGGTAGACAGAGCCATCGATGAAGTGTGCAAGGACTACCAGTATAATAATGTTCACGTGGAAGTACATGATTACGTGATACACGTAACGGGGGACTTAGGAGACATTACAATTCTCGTAGAAGATTTGCTGTAATGTCTTGACAACTCAATGATTGATGCGTATAATACGCAGTAAATGTCCCGTTCGTCTAGTGGTCTAGGACTCCGCCCTTTCACGGCGGCAACAGGGGTTCGAACCCCCTACGGGATACCACATAAGGATTTGTTATGAAAAAACGGAATTACACTCCGGAGCAAGTGCGAAGGCTCCAAGGATCGGTGCAGATCGATCATACCCTCGCGTCAATGGGCGCAAAGAAACTACGTCAACTATTCGAAGAAAACGAATTTATCAATACATTCGGTGCATACAATGGCCAACA